ACCAGTAGGACCTATACGACCATCATAACCTTGAGGACCTTGTGCACCAGTAGCACCAGTAGTACCAGTTGTACCGGGAGCACCAGTAGTACCAGTTGTACCGGGAGCACCAGTGGTACCAGTTGTACCGGGAGCACCAGTGGTACCAGTCGTACCAGCAGAACCAGTAGTACCAGTTCTACCGGGAGCACCAGTAGTACCAGTTGTACCGGGAGCACCAGTAGCACCAGTGGTACCAGTTGTACCGGGAGTACCAGTAGCACCAGTAGTACCAGTTGTACCGGGAGCACCAGTGGTACCAGTTGTACCAGCAGAACCAGTAGTACCAGTTGTACCAGCAGCACCAGTAGGACCTATACGACCATCATAACCTTGAGGACCTTGTGCACCAGTAGCACCAGTAGTACCAGTTGTACCGGGAGCACCAGTAGTACCAGTTGTACCGGGAGCACCAGTGGTACCAGTTGTACCGGGAGCACCAGTGGTACCAGTCGTACCAGCAGAACCAGTAGTACCAGTTCTACCGGGAGCACCAGTAGTACCAGTTGTACCGGGAGCACCAGTAGCACCAGTGGTACCAGTTGTACCGGGAGTACCAGTAGCACCAGTAGTACCAGTTGTACCGGGAGCACCAGTGGTACCAGTTGTACCAGCAGAACCAGTAGTACCAGTTGTACCAGCAGCACCAGTAGGACCAGTAGCCCCTGTATTACCAGTAACACCAGCTGAAGCACCTAAAACAAATTCAGTCCAGTCAGCATTTCCAGTTGGTCCTTTAAAGGTAAAATACTTCTGGATATCGGCAACATACACCACCATACCCGCCTCACGCCGAGCAGATGTAATAGCATCTCGTTCACTCGTATTACCTACAGTTCTTAAACCACCCAACCCATATATTGGTTTAGTTACTGGATAACCATCACCAGATGAATTTGGTGCAATAAAGCTGGTAAGAGGAATACTGCCGGTTATAATTGCCATAGTAACTTATACACTTGGACGTATATTTAATGTTCCATCAGAAGTCTCAAATGATCTGTAATATTTATAACTAGTGGATACTCCGTATGCATTAGTAACAGATATTGTTAGAGCAGCATTAAAAGGTATTGAGAATGACGTTGCGTCATCTTTAAATCCTGTATAACTATCAAAAGCCGATGGAATAACAAAATAGAAATATTTTGGATTAATCCCATCTCCAACAATAGTTCTAACATTTATAGGAGTATTTGTTGCAAATTCCCCAGTTAAATCAGTAAAATCAGTAATAGCTGGATTAGTACTCGAACCGTAATAAACTTTATGTTGCCAATTATAAGATTCAGTTCTTGAAACATTAGATCCTTCCAACTGATCACCAGTAAGTGTAAAGGTTAATATTGTTGGTGTAGTAAATACATATGGTGGATGTGTTACAATTGGAGTAGAATTATAATTTAAATTATCGACTACCAGACTCGTACCTTGATTTCTCGTTAATGTTATTCCATTAGGAACCCAATTATAGGTTGGTCCAGATGCTATCCAGGTTGTATTAACTGTAGAACCTGTTATACCCTGTCCAAGTTCTTTAATTCCACCAATCAAATTTACACTAAAAGCTGAAAATGAAACTGGTTGATATGGATAGAACATTAATTGTAAAATTTCAATTGCTTTAGATCCTAGACTGATTATATCACCAGAATCAATACCACCAATAGTTGTTGTAACTGGGTTAGTATTAGTCCAGGTTAACTCTGATCCAGCTCCCGAAACGGTTCCAATGGCAACAGAACTTTGTGCAACTCCAGCAATCACAGGAGTCATATACAGAGTTGAACCAGAAATAAAAGCTCCAGTATAACCATCACCGGTTCTACCTGCGGCTCCAGTTGCTCCCGTGGCTCCGGTTGCTCCATTTGCACCTGGTGGACCAGCACCACCCGGAGCAAAAGATGAACTACCACTTCCACTACCTATAATAATAGGTGGAGAAGTTAAAATTTTTAAAACTGGATACTCTGATGTAACATTAACATTTAATGTTGGATATAGAGTAGGATCTAAAATATCTGAATTAATGGTAGATGTTGTAACGGTAAGAGCAGCATCACCACTCGGTACTGTTACAATAATATTAGGATATGAGTTGGGATTGTTTAGTTCCGACCCGCTCATTGCAGTTTAGTTACCTCTGGAATCCCCGTGATTGCACCACGTAAAATAGTTAATACCATATTAGTAGTTGGATGTACAATTTGAATATCATACTTTGATGTACTATCAGATGACAATAGACCAGTATATGTTGCTCCAATTGAAATATATATTGTACCACCGGTAGCAGAAGCACTTAATCCACCAACATAACCTTCTGGATAATTAATATTTACATTTCCTGCTGGAGAAATATAAGAAGAATAAGATGCTAATAAAGAACTAGGATAATATCCTTTTCTAACTTGCATAGATAAAGTAGCACCACCTAAATTATAGGCTGTTCCACCAGCTCCAGTTAGATACATCGACCATCGTAAAGTATCGCCTTGTACTATTGATAGATCATAATTACTAGCCATATATTCTCCAATTAATAATAGCCCACTATAGAGGCTATTATTAAATATTTAGATGTTAGAAAGTATTACAATTTTGCCAAAAGGGTTTCAGGTTTTAAGTCTAAAGTTGTCCTAAATGACTTTTCTTGAACTTTTTGTAATTTCTCATTCATTTCTTTAGTTTGAGCAGCAACTTGAGCATTATTTTGTTCTTGCATCTTTGAAAGAACTTCAATATAACACTTTTTATTATTTTCAATTCTTGCGCGTTGTTCTTCTGGGAAATAATTTTCTTCTAATAATTTCTCACAAGCAGCCAAACCCATCTGATATTTACCAACATAAAATGCAGTAGTTCCAACTTCATCTAAAATACCCCACTTATAATTGGCACCATCTACAAACAAAATATCATTTGTTGGCATAGGAATACTCAATGCCATTGCAGCAGCCAAGAATGCATTTCTTGGGCGTTCATGTTTTCGATAGATGCAAGAAAGATGATAAAGAGATTCTGCTCTATCTGGTTTAACCTCATAGGCTTGCATAAATGCATCTGCAACATTTTCCATGGGTCTTCCCATAATTTCACGACAAATACCAACTCTTAACCAAGAATAAAATATTTCTTCTGCCCAATTGCCAAGAGTTGTTCTTTTTAGATATTCTTTTTCAGCCGTTTCAAACATTCGAGCATCAAATGCTGATTGGGCTGCATAGAATTGTTTACGTGGTTGATTTGGATCTTCATTAAGATATTTCTTTAAAACTTCATAATCATTCTTATACTTTTCAACATCATTGGCAAATGTTCTTGAACGACACCCTTCAGTACGAACTTCCCAACGATAGTCACCCTCAAGTTTTTCTACATGCATGGGCTGTCTACAAATTGCATATTCGTGTAGAGGTTCTTCATACCACCACTTGGTACGAGCAATATTAAATAATTGTCCACGATACCATACAAATTCACCTCGTTGAATTTTAACTACATAACCATCTAGATTATCATTGAATGATTCTACTGGTAATTTTCCTTGTAAAAAATCATCAGCATCAATCATCATAACCCATTGGGCTTTTCCTTCACATGCTTCAATAGCACGTGATCGGTTATATCCAAAGTCTTTCCATTCGTGATCTAAAATTTCTCCAGGAATACCTTTTTCATCAAAGAAATTTTTAATAATCTCTTTGGTATTATCTGTTGAACCAGTATCACAAATAACATAATAGTTAATTTGAGAATAAAGTGATTCTAAGCACCGTACAATATTTGGTGCTTCATTTTTTACGATCATTGCTAACGCTAATCTATGCATAGTCATCCTTATGAATTAAAAAATTTACGTAGTGAACCGGGATTAAATTTGGGAATCAAATCCCAATTATCTTTTTCTGTGTGTTTAATAATTTTAATACCATTAATAGGCATTTGATCTTTTATTTTATCTTTATCAATGACTTCTAAGAGTTCCCACTCTTCAAGAAGATTAATAATAGCATTTCTGCGTTGAAGATCTTCATCAGAAGTATTTGATGGAAGTCCATCTAAAGCAAATAATTCTTTAAAATGTGCAACAATATATACTTCATTTTTATGAATTAAATGACATGATTGATACAGTACATTTTTACCTTTGGGAGAAACCCCAATACGAGAAAGAGTTTCACGAACAACCATGAAATCTTCAGGATCAAATAACTGAATATGTACACCAACATTATTAAATATTTTTTCAGATACTTCTGACATACAAATCCTTACTAAATTACTTCACACCACCAGTATCAAGGGCTTTGCGTATTGCTTGCAAATCCTCAGTACTCAGTATATTTAGTACTTCCCTAGCCTTGGATTCTGTGTAACCATATGCCTGCTTTATAAGCGTTACATTCTCTTCGGTGTCTTTACGTAACCAAGGAGAAAACCGCTTCTTTTTACGAACAGCAAGTCTATAAAAATCAAATTGACTCTTGTTGTCTAGCCAAGGAGAACAATTCATCTCATTAGCATGAAACAAGGTATCTGCAAAATAAGATAAACACCTATTGACTACAAACGGTGTATATGCCTTGACTGCACTCTCATCTGTATCCAGTAGAGGCTTCTTGTCATGGTTTATACTAGATAAAAAGTCTTTGAGTTGCATCAGTTAAACTCACAGTCCATCATAAGTTGAACAATCAATGCCATGGTATTGATTTCTTGGTCTGCTGCAAAGGCAGACTTATATTGATACTCAGCAATGATTAGAATAGCCTGTGGTACAGAAGGATTCTTAAGAGATGTATATAGTTCAGTATATAAACGCTTATAAAAATCTGATGTATTAAGATCTAGATTCTGTACCACCCACTTACGGCATGATACAAAATCTTTGTTCTTCATAAATCCTAGAAGTTCCTTGTAGGATTCACTGCTGCCTTGACCAAGAACTCCGATATCAATACTACCTGCAGATGCATATCTCTGTAGTTCATTGATAATACGGCGAAGATCAGGAAAATGCTTCTTGACAAGATTGACAATTACTGTCTTCTCATATGGAATCTTTTCTTCTACAAGAATGTATTCCACACGCTTCATCATTGCAGATGCAACAGCAGCCTTCTCGGCATTAGGAACTGTAAAATCAATACCAGTGCATCGAGAGTGCAATGGCTCAATGATACGATTCTTGTAGTTACAAGTCATGATGAATCTGCAGTTCTTTGCAAATTCTTCAATGGCTCCACGAAGAGCAGGCTGAATTGATTGTGCATTTGCATAATCAAACTCATCCAAAATTACAACCTTTAGATTTCCACTTAGGGAAACCGTTGAGGCGTAATTACGAATCTTCGTCCGTAATGTATCAATACCGTTCTCCTCAGAACAGTTAATAATAATACTTTCAGCACCAATGTCATTGGCAAGAGCACGGGCTACGGTTGTTTTTCCCGTACCCGCCTTGCCGTAGAGCATCATATTAGGAATTGTACCTTCCTTGATCATACCATTAAAAATAGTGGTAAGATCAATAGGAAGAATACAATCAGATAATGACTTGGGTCGATATTTTTCAACCCAGAGCAGACTATTAATGTCAGACACAATTAACCCCGCTTGATAGCGATGTAGTAAGCAAGTTCCAGACTCTTATGAGTAAACTTAGAGATAATAGTATCACTCAATTCCACAGTGTATGAACCGGGAATAAACTTAATTTCTGATACATTCAAAGTACCTTCAAAATCCTTACCAGTATAGTTCTCATCCAAAACAATCTCAAAACTATTGGTAGTACTCTGACTAGAATCGTCAACCATAATACGGAAAGAACCATCTCCACCAATCATACGAAGATCACTTACCTGTAGAATGCTTGCTGCCTTCAAAATTTCATTTAGATCTTTTTCATCAAGATCAAACTTAATTGTGGTCTTTGGCATCTTCAGTTCTCTAGTAGGAACCGTCAGGAGGCTCGGTTCTGAGTAATAGTATGTAACACTCGATCTGCCGTTAGAAACGACTACATGGGTATCGTGGAACTCTAAATCGGGGTTTGAGAACATACTTACAACACCTAAAAACTTGTTCAAATCCCAAATAGGAACTTCAACGTCAAAGTCTTCTGAAATTGTAGCCTCAACGTAAATATTCTTACCAGGAGAGATAGTCTTTAGGACATTTCCTGGTGAAATAAGAATATTTGAATTGATTGCTGCAAAGTTCTTGAGAATAGTATAGGTATCTCTTGAGAAACGCATTTTTGTCACAGTTGTCATATAAATCTTTCTAAAAATTACTCACGTTCTTTACGATAAACGCTATCGTTAAGTTGTTGCTTTTGTTCGTGGCGATCACCACGCTTACTTCTCTTCTGTTGCTTCTTTCCTAAACCCGATGGCTTGTTCTTGCCCCGATTACTAAACTTCTGAAAACTTTCCTCGTTCATGACTCTATTATAACTCCGTTGTTAGACTTGTCAACTATATTTATATTATTGTTTTTATTTTTGAAAAATTGTTTTTCTTTTCAAACTGCAGGCTTTGATCAAACTTATCAATTAATTGATCTGCCTTGTGACTAATGATATAGATAGAACATTTATTTGTCATCTTATTCAAGATTTTCATAAAGGCTTCTGTACCTGCAGCATCTAGAGATGAGTCTAGAATCTCATCAAATATTAATAGATTACAGTTGAGACTGTTCTTCATTCGTGCAACTTCACGCCAAGTTAATAGAATTGCTAAATCAATACGTTGTTTTTCTCCCTCAGAGAAAGAGGAATATGAGAATGCATCTCGGTATCTTGATTTAATTGTTTCTTTGAACTCTTCGTCGATGGTGAAGTCAACATATAGATTAAGTTTTCCGAGGAACTTGTTAACGAGTCCATTGATGATGGGAACATAATGTGCAATAATGCGGCTTTTAAGACCGCCATCTTTGAGTATATCATAGACAATATCATGGTGTATTTGTTTTGTGATTAATGCATCCAATTGCTTAGTAGCATTTTCTTTTTCTAATTCTGCATCTTTAATTTTTTGTAATAATGTAGTCTCACTATCATTAACCAACTTCTTATTCTTTTCTTTTTTCATAAAACTAAGAGAAGATTGATTGCTGATAATTTGATATGAAATATCGTTATTTTCTAATTGATATTTTTGTTTAAGTGTCTTCAGTTCTTCTACTTCAGTTTGCAGTTCTAAAAGTTCTACATTTTTCTTTGTAGCAATGGCAATTGCTTTACGGCAATCTTCTAACTTAGATTCTTTATCTTGAATATGTTTTTCTTTTTGAAACTTAGGTAGATTCTGACCACAGCACTTGCATAATGCATTTTCTTTGAGAGAATCAATCTCTTCAACTAATGTTGCTTCCAATACCTCTGCCTTGGTTAACATAGCAGGAACATCTTTTAGAGCACTTAGGTTTGTTAACTTCTTGGTAAGTTTAGCAGATACATCTTTAAGATTTATTTCATGCTTTGCCTGTAGTACATTGTCATCGGCAATCTTAGTTGTATAATCTTGAATAGATACTTCAATAGACTTAATTTCTTCTACTGCAGTGGTTTGTATTGTTTCTAATACTTCTTTCTGAGACTTAATCTTTTCATGTACAATCTTTAACATACTTTCTTGTTCACCAAGAGAAACTTTAAGACTTGATAGTTGTCCTTTAACGTACAAATTCATATCAGCAAGAATATCAAGATTTAGAAGACCTTCAATGATCTTACGTCTTTCAGCAGGAGTCAATTGCATGAAAGGAACAAAGTTAGACTTGCCAAGAATAACTACCTGCTTGAATGCTGCATAGTCAAATCCAAGAATATTTTCTTCAAACATCTCTTGGTAATCTTTAGTCTTAGCATTCTGGTCGAGCATTTCTCCATCTTTAAAGATTTCAAATAACTTTGGTGCAAGACCACGGCGAACTAGGAAATGGCAGTTAGATTTCTTAAATTCAATTTCTACAACACATTGTTTACCATTCACCGTATTAATGAGTTGTGGAATGTTAATAGGTCGAAATGGCTTTCCAAACAAACCAAAGCACAGAGAGTCTAATAGAGCAAAAGACTTACCATTCCCATTAGTACCTGTGACTAAAGTGGTTTTATAATTATCGAGTTTGATCTCAGAAAAATTATTACCAAATGAACCAAAGTTTTTAAAACGAACTGTTAGAAAATCTATCAATCTTCATCCTTTGACATGGCTGTATTATATGCTGTGTTTATAATATCAGCAAGTACATTTTTATTAATTGACTTTTCAGTAACTGTATCAATCTCTTCATGAAGTAACTGTAAAGTATCTTTATGAATATCAACAGCGACTAGATCTGGGTTTGCAGTCACATCTTCTGTTACAGACAATTCTGCTACTCCTGCTTCATAGAACTTATCCAAGTACTTCTCAAAGGCAGGACCTTTAGTTCGGTTTTTAATAAAGATCTTAACATAAGTATCTTTAAACTTTGAGTAGTCTAATTTTTCTGGGTTGGTTTCATCGTAGTCAAACGTATAGAAAAGCCTTTTTGGATTCTCGATAAATTCAAGCGTTCTTGCTGCAAAATCAAAGACATGAAACCCTTTGGCTTCCCAAACGTCTGAAAAAGCCATTTGGTACTGAGATCCCAGGTAATGTATATTATCCCGGCTAGATTTAATGTGATAATGCCCAGTAAGAACATATTCAAATTTGTCAAAATGTTTTGGGTCATAGCCATGCTCAATAAAGATACCGCGAATACTCTGAAAGCCACACAACTCTAAATGTCCCAGTAATATAGAGCAGGTAGTGTTGGTAATAAACTCTGCTGACTTAATCTCATTCTCTGGGTTGATCCAAGGTAATAGTGCTACACAACCAGCAGACGTTTGAATCTCTGTCGGTTCTGAATGAATCTCCCAGTTTGAATACTGTTGTGCAATTTCTTGTAAAGAATTGACTGTATTATTATTCTTGTAATATGTATCGTGGTTGCCACAGATGGCAATACATTTTACTCCAAGTTCTTGAAGAGGTTCAAAAAACCTTGTACGAACCTGTTGAAGAGTCTTAAAATTAATATATTTTCTACGATCAAATACATCACCTAAATGAAAGATGATTTTAATATCGTTTTCTTTAATATATGGAAATAACTGTCCCTCAAAGAAGGACAGAAAGTATTCCAAGACTATTGGGGAATCTGCTTTATACCCAAAGTGGGTATCGTTAAGAATGATTGATTTCATAAATTTATTTAATTAAATTACGAATTAACAATTCTTCTTTTGCCAGATTGGTATCCACATCAACCATCATTTTTGCTAAACTGTATACATCAGTTTTTGGTTCCCATAATAATTTTTCTTTAGCTTTACTAGAATCACCTAATAATTCATCAACTTCAGTAGGTCTGAAATATTTTGGATCTATGATTACATACTTTTTATAATCTAGACCAACTAAACTAAATGCATATTCACAAAATTCTTTTACAGAAATCATTTTTCCTGTTGCAATAATATAATCATCAGGAAGATCTTGTTGTAACATTAACCACATTGCTTCAACATAATCGCCTGCATACCCCCAATCTCTAAAAGAATCTAGATTTCCTAATCTCAATTCTGTTTGTAAACCCTGAGAAATTCTACCTACAGCCCTAGTAATTTTTCTAGTTACAAAAGTTTCACCTCGACGGGGACTTTCATGATTGAATAGAATACCACATGAGGCATGCATATTATAACTTTCTCTATAATTTACAGTCATATAATGACTGTATGCTTTAGCACAACCATATGGTGATCGAGGATAGAAAGGAGTAGTTTCTTTTTGAGGAACTTCTTGAACTTTTCCAAACATTTCACTACTAGATGCTTGGTAGTAACGAATTTTATTACCACTATGATCTTGATAAGATCTTATAGCTTCTAAAATATTAGTTGTTCCAATCGCATCCACCTCTCCAGTATATACAGGCATGTCAAAGGATAGTCTTACATGGCTCTGTGCTGCAAGATTATAAATCTCAATTGGATTGTGTTTTAAAAGAATATTGTATATACTTGTAAAATCATTCATATCTCCGTAATGAAGAAATAATGTTTTATTATAAACTTCTTCATTTTCAATATGATGTTCCAATCTTCCAGTATTAAATGAAGAACTTCGACGAATTAATCCATGAACCTCATATCCTTTAGATAACAACAGGTCCGTAAGATAACTTCCGTCTTGTCCAGAAATTCCAGTAATAAGTGCTATTTTTTTCATATATAAATTACCACCATTTAAAAAACAATTCATCTCTATCATCAAGATTTTTAAAATCTAATTTTGAATCTGGATACATATTATTATCATTTTCGTCTAAATTGCATAAATTTTTATTAATAAACGATAATTCAACTACTGTTGGAATTCCATCTAATAGACCACAACAATTATTTCCATGAATATGAAATATTTTATGCGTTTTAGTTAACTTAAGAATTATATTATAAAAATAATCAAGACTAAAATGATGTAAATGAAATTCTATAATTAATTGTTCAATATTTTGTAATATGTTTTCTTCCATACAATGTAAACATTCATATTCAGATCCTTCTATATCCATTTTTACAATCATAGGAGAATTTGAATTTAAAATATCATTAATATTGTCTTTTGTAATATTTATTTTATTATAGGTAATATTTAAAGGTAACTCTTTATTAAAATCACACGTACCATCAAATAAATTTACTGTTCCAGAAAAATATTTTTGTAATTCACTTTCACATGTAATATCATTATCTACACCAAATCCATAAATTGTTTGATTTTTAATTGGAGTTTTTGCAAAGATATAACCACCATCTCGGTTATTACCAAATCTTTGTTTTTCAAATATTGTTTTTTTAGGAATTAATAAATTTTTCATATGTCTAATGTTGGTTTTTTAGATTTGCGAGTTCGTTTGCCTTTAGTTTTCTTTGGGGTACACATAATATCAAATCTATCCATATCTAAGTCTGTAAGTCCAAAGAAATCTCTACGACCAATATCAACACCAGCATATACTTTATTGAACCAATGATGAAAATCTTTATCATTTTGTTGTTCAGCATATTTGTATTGAGTATATTTTTCTTTCTTTTCTTTGTTTATAATACGAACAAAAGAAAACCAGCATATTTGGGTTAAATAACCAAACGGGCTGGTTGACTTTGCTGGATCAAAATTACCAATATAGGTTATACAGTTTAAAACGGCATCTGATACCATCTCTTCTCTATATGGGTAATTTGCAAAATTAGGACGATATGAAAGTCTAGATGCTATCTTTAAAATACATTCACCAATAAAATCTGGTAACTTGGGTTTTTTTCTTCCAGCATTCTCTGCTTCATCAGTCTTTTTACGATAATCAATCAAAGCAGCGTATAGGTCAGTATTACTTACGTAATCTGCGTCTGATGATGCTTTCTTTTTACGAGGGTTTTTCACAGATATATTATATCCTATATTTAAGGTATTGCAAGATAATTAAATACATTTAATATATTCATCTAAACTAATTGTAGGAGTCCAATTTAAAGTAGTAATAATTTTTGAATTATCTGCAATCGTATCATGAACTTCTCCTACTCTTGGTGGTATATACATTATATTATTAGGATTATTTTCAATCTGAGATGCTATCCAGTTTACAGAATAATTTTTACTAGTTCCAACATTAAAAACTTCTCCATTTAATTTATTAGAATGAATTGCTGCCTTTATATTTGCATCAACTACATCAGATACGTGAACATAGTCTCTAGTTTGCTTACCATCTCCAACAATAGTTAACTTTTGTCCTGCTTGTTTTTGTCTGCTGAATACACCAATTACAGGAGCATATGGACCTTTTGTTGGTTGGTGTGGACCATATACATTAAAATAACGTAAGCAAACTGTGTCTAAATTATACATGTTACTATACATTTTACAAACTTGTTCAGCTTGATATTTACTCAAAGAATAAGCATTTAAGCAATCTGGTGACATTTCTTCGTTTAACAACCCTGTATTAGTTAAACCATATATTGCAGAAGTAGTAGAAAGAACCAGTCGTTTTACTTTATACTTTTTAGCTAAAGCAAGAATATTAAGCGTTCCAGTTAAATTGGTTTGAAATGCTAAAGTTGGGTCTGCTATACAATTTTGAATACGTGCTTCTGCTGCCAAGTGCAAGACATAATCTGGTTTAGTCTTATTAAATACATCAGCACATTGTTCATAATCAATTACACTATAATGATAGTATGATGCTTTGAAATTATAATAAAATTTCTCATGTGCATCAGAAGATAAATTATCGATCACTGTAACTTTATGACCTTCATTTATTAGCCTATCAACAATATGTGAACCGATAAAACCACATCCACCTGTTATTAAGTAATTCATTTTAATTGTTGTGCAGATAATATATAAAAATCATCTTGTTCTGTAGTTTCTACCAATAGATAACCATAACTTGTTATAATAGTTCTAGTTTGATCTAACCATTCTTTTGATCGTGCATATGCATCATGCTCAAATGTTATTGTTTTAAATTTATATACATCATGTGGTAATTTTTTAAATGCTTCTAAAGTAACTTCAGGTGGCTCTAAATCAATTGACAAATAATCAATAATTGGAGGAATATTATTTTCTTTAAAAATTTTTAAATAATCAAAAGTTAAAGCATTTCCTTCATATGTTTTTGTGTTTTTTCTTGATAAATTCCAATTATTATATTCAGTTCCCCTATATTCATTTAAATCACTATTAATATAATCAGAATTAGAAAAATTAATATCAAAAGCAAGTCCAGTCCAATTATGATATTTTTCTAAAGAAGCAGTATTACTTAAATAAAATGGAGTAGCACAACCAATATCTATAAAAATTCCATTTTTTTGATTATTAAGAGTTTTTAGTACCCATAAGTCTTGTTTTGATCCTGGTTGCGAATATGAAATCATTATTTTCTTGCCTTTTGGTAATTTTTATTAAACCAATCTATTGTTGATTTTATTCCATTATCTAGAGATGTCTGAGAATACCATCCTAAATTATTTATTTTTTTATTACATATTTTTCTTAGTGGCGTTCCATTTGGTTTACTTGAATCCCATAATATTTCTCCAGAATATCCAACATGTTTTTTAATTGTTTCTGCTAAAGTTTTAATAGTGATTTCTTCATTAGATCCTACATTTATTATATCAGATGAATCGTAACTATTCATTAAAAATAAACAAGCATCTGCAAGATCATCAGAATATAAAAATTCTCTTGTTGGAGTTCCATCTCCAAAACATGTAACACTGGTTTTATTTGATTCTTTAGCATCAATAAATTTTCGTATCATTGCAGGAATCACATGACATTTTTCAATATTAAAATTATCATTATTACCATATAAATTTGTTGGCATTAAAGAGATAGCATTAAATCCATATTGTTTACTATAATACTGACACATCTTTAAACCAACAATTTTAGATAAAGCATAACCTTCATTTGTTGGTTCAAGTTCACTGGTCAAAAGATATTCTTCTTTTATAGGTTGTGGTGTGATTTTAGGATATATACACGCCGAACCCAAAAATAATAATTTTTTTACATTGTTTATATAAGAATAGTGAATAACGTTATTCTGTATTTGTAAGTTATCATATATAAAATCTGCAGGACATTGTTGATTCCATCCTATACCACCAACTTTAGCTGCACTCAAAAAAACATATTCGGGTTTTTCTTTAGAAAAGAAATATGATACAGATAATTGATCTCTAAGATCTAATTCACTTTTGGATCGTGTTATTATATTGTCATATCCCTCATTTTTTAATTTTCTCACTAAAGCAGAACCAACTAATCCATTATGACCGGCTACAAAAATTTTTGAATTTTTTTCCATATTATCCTCAGTTTATATTTTCATTAACTATATTTGCAACATATTCTATTTCATTTTCTGACATATCAGGGTTATTTGGTAGATACAATCCATAATCATGTATTATATCTGAAAATGGATACATTTTAAATCCGTATTTTTTATAATAAAAAGGTTGTCTAGACATACTACCACATATTAATGGTCTACATTCAATTTTAGCCTTTATAAGAGATTCTACTAATTTACTTTTTAATGGGTGTATTATTGGATATGCAAAATTACTAACAAAACCTGAAGGTTTGTATTTCCAGTAACTATTTTCTATCAATTCATCATATTTTAACAAATTTTTATATCTTTTATTATTTTTTGTATCTACAGTTTTTAATTGATTAATTCCTAAAAAAGCTTGAACCTCAGTTGCTCTTAAATTAAAACCCGGATAATAAAAAGTATAAAGATTTTTAAAATCATCTATATCATGATTCATTTGTAAATTCTTTTTAGTTTTTTCCGATAAATCCCTACTCCAACCATGTGATCTAATTGATTTTAATATTTCATAAAGTTCATGATCATCGGTACAAACAAATCCACCTTCAATAGTTGAAAGGTGGTGACCATAATAAGTAGAAAATGAAGACATTAAACCAAAAGTTCCAGTTTTTTTATTATCAATTATAGATCCAACACTTTCACAAGAATCTTCTAGTAGTATTATATCATACTTTTTACAAATATCTTTTATTTCTTTTAATTTATTTGGTATTCCTAATACATGTACTAGCATTATACATGCTGGATTATTTTCTTTACAAAGTTTTTCTAAACATTCAATATCTAGTCCAAGTGTTTCTATATCTGTATCGCATAATATGGGTTCCATTCCAAATTGAATTGCTGGACTTATTGTGGTCACCCAAGATACACATGGTAAAATGATTTTATTATTTTTTAATCTATTAGATATTTTTAATGCATACAACATAGCTAAATTAGCTGAAGAACCAGAATTTAAAAATACTGAATATTTGGTTCCTTGCCACTCAGACCATTTTTGTTCAAACTCTTCTGTTAATAATCCTTTTGTTAATTTTGGATATGTTGATAACCATTTACAAAGATCATCAATTTCACCATTACTTATAGTATCTTTTACTAATTTAATATTCATATTAATTATCCTCTTTTGTATTCCTGTGAACTAACAATATGAAAACCACTTTCAGTTAAATGTATAAGATCATGTGGAGAAGGAATATGAGATATATCCAAAATTTTTATTGGAATCTGTAACATTTTATCAGGATGATAAGTAAACATCCAATCACCATATAAATCATCAGATGCAAATCCAGATCCTTCAAAATAATCCAATGATTCGATTAAAGCAATATCCCATCGTTTACCGTTTCTACTTTCAATTAGTAACTTTAATTCTGCTAAATAATTTTTATTAGTAACTAAATGATGGTTTATAAATGAAATACCAGATTTTGCTGGTTCTTTCATTAACCTTTCATAAGTACATCTATATGGTAAATGATATTCTCCATTAAAAGCACTATTAAAAGGAAAAATATTATTTAAAACTTCATTATATGGGTTATTTAAAAATACAATATCTGAATCACATACAATATAATCATCTGATACATCAGTTATAATTTGTGGAACTGCTAATTCTATAAGTTGTTGGTATATCCAACCACTTCTATAGGATAGATTTGGATTTTTTTCATTCCAAATTTGAGTTAACTGTGGTAATGAAATTATTTCAGATATATCTTTTTCATTAATAAATTGGGTTCCATTAATATTTGGATTTATTGATGAAATTAATATAATTCGTTCAACATTTAAAATATTTTTTAAAGATTCACAACACATAGGTAAAGTTGAAATATCTTTTGGGTGAAATGGTATAATGGCATCTTTAATAATCATATGAGTTTTTCCAATTGTTTAGAATATATGTGTAAGTTACTTATTTTAATATACATTTATTTCATCTGCTTTTTGTATAAAATTATAAGCAACTGGTTTGTATGTTCCATATTGTTTACACCATTTCATTCCCATTTCTTGTTTGTTAATTCGATAATCTTTATTATACCACGCTTTATGTATTAAGTCAATAAGACTCTCATAAGAATTAACGTATTCAATAATACCATCAGTCATATTTGTGCAACAAGGATTATCAGAAATAACTACATTTCCGTATGCTAAACCTTCAAATACTCTTTCAACAACAACATTATTAGTTATATTTGCTTCAGCATGAAACCCCAATGAAGTAACTGAATCTAAAAAAGAATTTACCCTTTTTTCTTCTGAAATAAAGGGTGGTGTTATTAATATAGAATGGACTTCATTATCTCTTAACATTAATTTATTCAACCATTCTGTTTTGTATGAACATCCTACAAAATTACTTAAAGATTTTTTATTTCTAGTAAAAGTTCCAATTTTATCAGGATGTATTGCAGCAGAAAAAGTAGATGGTACATAATTATGTATTTTATTCTGAAGATCCCATGCTTTTAAATGTGATAAGGATTGTGGTTTTGATCTAAAATGCTCACCTGTAAGAATATATCGATTATGCAATATACTCATAAGTTGATTATCTATAAAAGAATGCCAAAACCAAAATATAGGAATACATTTTGTTTCAAAAAAATAATTAAATAATTTTTCAATTAAATCATTTGATTTTACACATGTTGAAAATATTGGATCATCAGTTCTGTTTATAATATAATTTGACAGATATACAAAATCTTTATCATTTAAATTAATAGAATATAAGCTTTCTAGAGTATTAATTTCAATAACATCAATTCCATTCCATTTAAATCCTTCACATAATTTTTTTACATGAAATAAATGTGTTCCAAAAATTGGTACTTCTGGTGTGTTTAATATAATTATTCTTTTCATAAATTTTTATAATGATTCAATTTTTGAGTAAATAGGAGAATTTCTTATTGAAAATTCACATCTTAGTTGTTCATCTAATGATACTTTATCATCATTAATTGGATTAGTTTTATTGTAACTATAAAGAATAGTAGAAATAAATTTGTGGCGGTGTCCAGCCATTTCTAACATCGGAAACATATATCCCATATCACCTGACATTTTATACCAGGTTCCAGTTACTGGATCTATAAAATCTTTTCTATTTATTTTTTGAAATAGGCTTTTTTTAAACGTTCGTAAATGCGTTGATCTCCATTTATCTGATCTAAATTTATTATTCTCAACTATATCTTTTGGATAATCACTTAACGCTCTATGATCTACTGTTAAATTTTTAGAATAGTAATCAACATAATTTCCATATGTCATCCATACATCTTCATTATATGTATCATTTAAAATAGAAAGTACATCGTCTCGTAACAACCAATCATCAAAATCCAAAGCACACATTATACTGTCATCTGGAGCATTATCTACTGCAATACATACATTTTCTGAAACATACTTGCGTTCATCATTTCTTATTAATTTAAATCTTGAATCAGATTCATATTCTTTTAATATTTCATATGTACCATCATTAGTATGTGCGTCTACTGCAATTACTTGAAAATTTGTATAATTTTGTTTTAATGCACTTTCTACTGATTTTCTTATCCAATCAACTGAATTATATCCCAGCATCATTATTGTAAAATTTTTCACGTGAAACCTCCAACCATTTTTTGTGTTCTTCTTCTGTTGCAACATTCATAAGCCAATTAGAAATAAATAAAGGAAAATATGGATATCTTTTATCTGTTTCTGTTAACGGATGATACATATGAAACAATTCAACATCTGTATCGTGTGAAAATACAGTATTAGAAAAAAATGGTTCTGACTTATATTGTTCTGTATATTTATACGTTTTAAAATAAATTTCTAATTTTAACCAAAAAATAATATCCTCTGGAGCATATCCCCAAACAATTTCAGGATCATATCCTCCAATTTCTTTAAATACTTCATATTTTACTACAATAGATCCACCAGTTGAACCTACTGCATATGGAGTATTTCTGGTTGGGGGAATATCTATTATATGAATTGGAAGTGAATTTCCCTTTTCTATTTCACTTTTAAAATATTTTGTTTGTTCATCAGTTAAAGAAATAACTCTACTTCCTCTATATGGTTGTAACCACATAAAAGATTCATTTTTTGTTTTTCTTTCTATATTATCAATATAATTTTGTCCAAATAAAAGATCTACATCATGATTTATTTGAAAGTCGCATTCTACAAACATAGATGCTACATTATAACACAATGATCTGTTCATGTTATTCCCATATTGTAAAATAAATTCATCATTATGTGGCATATCAATAACATGAACATTTGGACAATCAGATACAAGAGATAAAGTTTTTTCAAAATTTTCTGTGTTATCTTCTTGAAAAATAATTGTAAGACACCAATCTGGATTGGATTTAAACAAGTGAATAGCATTTTTTAAAAATGTTTTTAAATGATCTTCTCTATTTTTTACTGGAATTATAAGATTATATTTTGGTTTTTTATAACAATTTGTATAATGTTTACAATTTTTAATAATTGAAGCATAATCTATTTGATTATTTTTTATTTCTATAAAATCATTAAAATCAAGAGAAGCATACACTTTATTATAGGTTTCTTCTGAAAATTTTAAAGATCTCCACATTATAAACAAAAATTTTTTCATAACATCGCGGTCATAATTTATATCTTTACCACATCTTCTATCTATTTCCATTTCATAACCAGAACCAATATCCATATTTGTAAATATATTACAATTTGGTTCGGTATCTTCTAAAGATTTTTTAATTTTTTCATCTAATATTTTTATTTTAGTATTAAGCATTGTGATTCATATCCTCATAAATTAATTTTACACATTTTTCAAAAGATGGAGTATATTCTTTAGTAGCTATTTCAAAGTTTCTTTGAATATATGGTAGCATTTGATAATATAAATCCTTTGAAAGTTCAATTGTTGTATTTATCATTTCTTCAGTATTTTTAAAAATAATCATACCTCTAGTGTCATAATGATTACCTATGTCTGGATCCCCGATATAAATTGGTATACATCCAGTCACAAAACAATCCATAACTTTTTCTGTATGATATCCTCTATATATTCCATTTTCAATTGCATAACAAAACATTGTGTTTTTGAGAACTTCAGACTTACAAGTTATTGATTTATAACCATGCCCAAATACTTGTATCCCCTTTTCTATTAAACTGTGTGCCAATGAAACTCTAAATTTATGAAGCGTTGTCATTGTTTTATTAGTTGTTATAAATGTTAAAAGATTTGTTTTTTCGTTTGTATACAAATCCATTTTATCATTTGATATAGTAGGAAAACATGTTTGTCCCATTATTACTGTATTGGGTAGTCCATCATATCTTTTATCAAAAGTATACAATTTTTTAAATTTATGATTACCTGTAATCATTTTTTCAGAAAGAATTTCAAAAAAACTTTTTTCTGTTACTTTAAAGACATTTTGATGATACCATTCAATAATATCTGGAGATTCTATTAAAATTGCATAACATTCTTCATTATCATGATAATCTGAAATTATTGTATTATCAATAATTAAATTCATAATTTGATTATTTATTTCTAAATTATTTTTTAACCATTCATATACTCCATGGTTAGACCAACCATCCCACGTTACAGGGTCTGTTATAGATGTAGCATTAAATCGTCTCATGAGTTAATTCCAGATATATATTCTGTAATATAAAATAACATTATATTATAATCCAATCTTTGCAATAAATATCTGACCAATTTTTTGGCATATCTGGTGATTCTCCAAACCATTTACTAGGAGCAATCACTTGTTTACTTTCGCTCAACCATGCACCCCACCAACTAAAAGAACTGTTTGCAATTATATGATAATCGCACATAGTCATTAAACATATATCAATGTTTTGATTTTTTGTATCAGGAATACAAAAAGGTCTTTTTAAATCTTTAAATAGTTCTGCAGCTTTTTCATTATCGTCACTAATAATATAAAGAAAAGCATTATCTGGAATTTGATTTAATGCCTCTTCATAATATTCCATAGTACAAATAGGATGTTTATCTGTTAAATTAGTATAATCACCTAACCGTATATGTAGTGCAACTGCTAATTTTTTACCAATTTGCCGTATTATTTCTGCTTGAATTTTAATTTCTGGAGTAAATTCAAATTCTTTTAATAAATCTTGTCGATAATCAATAAAATATTTTTCACTTTGAAAATAACCTATGATATCAGTGTGATCAGGAATACCAAATATACCAGCATTATATGTAAAATTTCTTTCTTGTGCTCTATTTGGATTAAGAATATTACTACTATCTTGTGCAGTAAGATTATTAAAAGCATCATTTAAACAAAAATTAATATATGGATTAGAAGATTTTAATGAATATGGAACACCAAATTCATATCCTCTAGTTTTTGCTATTGAATATAGGGTTGCGTATTGAAACATTTGGTTTCCCATACGTCCATACATACCCATATGGTTATACGTAATCATATTGGAAATTCCGTATTTCTATCCTCTAAACCACAATCAGTAAACCCTTGCCATTTATTAGCATTTTCTCTATCATTTGATTGATAAAACATTGGTTGATTTGTTGCATAAACTCTATGATAGAATTGAATCTGTGCAGTACCCATATCCCATGGTTGTTGCAACACATGCAGACAATGATTACCTACATCAGCCATATTTTGTCGATATGTGGGAGTAACATACAAAATTGCATGAGCAGCAAGAATTCCACCAATTCTTAAATAATTTTCATTATATCTTTTTGAGGCGTAATATCTATTTCCACTTGATACACCAAGATATATTCCATCACTATCTTCTGGAATATCAATAATTGGATTAAAATTTTCAGCAAATTCCACATCATCTTCTAAAATTAATAGAGGTGTAGTATACTGTAAAGATTCAAGTATATCAATATGTGATTGACCACACCCCATAAAATGATATATATCTCTTGGTGTTCCTTCTGGAGGTGGGATAATCAAACCAGATTTTCTATGAGTATTTTGAAACCCATGTTTTTCAAATCTGTTTTGCATAATTTCAGCATTTTTAGTTGCTGAATCTAAATTAATCCATACGGTTGGAATTTCACGTAAATCAATAATCATATAACCTCATGTTAAATATAATACAACTTATAAAGATGTCAAGTTATTTAGTTGACATTTTCTTGACTTATATTATAATACTCATATGAATCTAGAAGACCTTAAACTCAATATTTCTAAAGACGCTTCTGTTGACTCTTCAGAACTAGGAAATGAGGCTATTAGAACTCCTCAACTACATAGTAAATACCTGTGCCTTCATGCAGACTTTAAACTAATTCTATGTAAGCAGGTAAATGATCTAGCAATTCTTAAACTCCGTAAGTGGAAGATCTTTACTGGTAAGGCTAGTCGTGAAGAATTGGAAGCCTGGGGAGAGGATCCAAATGGACTGACTCTACTAAAGACTGATGTAGAAAAGTTTATAGAGGCAGATCCAAAGATTATTGAATTAAAATTGAAGATTGCTGTGATTGAAGTTAAAGTTAAGATGGTTGAAGAATTTTTAAAAGTTCTTAATAATAGAAACTTCTCTATCAAGTCCGCTATTGATTGGTTTAAGATGACTCAGGGTATTGTCTAATATTACCATAAATATTGAGTGGATGTAGAAGTTGAATCTGTAGACGAAGTTCGTTACTATATAAAAACAGAAAAGGGAGTCAAACAAGAACTGAGAGATTATTTCTCGTTCATGATTCCTGGTGCTGAGTATATGCCATTATTTAAACGGCGTATATGGGATGGTAAAATACGATTATTTGATATTCTATCTTCCACTCTTCCAAGAGGTCTTAAATCTTACCTTAGTAAGTTTTGTAAAGACCGCCAATATACTTTAAATATTAAAGAGAGCAGGAATCCCCTATGCATAACGGAGGAGAAACTTCTGGATTTCTACGAGACACTGAAAGTTTCTGTAAAGAAACAGAGGGTCAAAATGCACCCTCACCAAAGCCAAGCAATTCTTCACGCTATAAACGCTCATCGGTGTGTAATAATATCTCCGACAGGTTCTGGAAAAAGTTTAATAATCTACGTCTTGCTCCGCTATCTACTCTCCGTAATAAAATCAGACAGAAAGATTTTAGTTTTGGTTCCAACTGTGGGGCTAGTTACACAGATGGAAACAGATTTCTTTGATTACTCAAAGGCAGATCCTTCTTGGCTATCAAGAAAATATATTCATAAAATCAGTGCAGGGCTTGAAAAAGATACCAACAAACAAGTAATTGTTTCTACTTGGCAATCTATCTACAAGTTACCTAGAGAATGGTTTGATCAGTTTGATGCAATCTTCTTTGATGAATGCCACCAAGCCAAAGCCGAATCTATTAACCTAATTGGTCAGAAGTTAACTAAAGCATGGTTTCGTATTGGTACTACGGGCACATTAGATCAAACGCAGGCACATCGTTTAAGCATAGAAGGCATTCTAGGACCTGCTGTACAATTTATTCAGACAAAGAGCCTAATGAACAAAGGTTTACTTGCTACTCTTGCTGTTGACTGCATTGTATTGAAGTATACAGACCAAGAGAAACAGGATATGAAGAAGCAAAAATATCCTGATGAAATCAAAACTATAATAAGTAATAGTAGGAGGAATGAATTTGTCAAAGAACTCGCAATTCATACCAAAGGTAACACACTCATCCTCTTCAACTACGTCGAAGGACACGGGAAACCTCTCCACGCTCTCATTGATGCAGCAGGAACGGATAAGAAAGTATATCTTATTCATGGAAAGACAGAAAGTGAAGCAAGAGAATCGATCCGACGTATCGTGGATACACAAACTAATGCCATATTGGTTGCGAGTTACGGTACTACTAGTACTGGCATTAACATTGTCAACATTGATAATATTATTCTTGCCTCTCCTACGAAATCTATAATTCGTTTATTGCAAAGTATTGGTAGAGGTTTACGTATATCTGCTAAAAAGAAAACTTTAAAAGTTTATGATATTGTTGATGACCTTTGTTACATGTCATACAAGAACCATGTTTATAGACATTTTGAAGAACGAATTAAAATTTATAAAAAAGAAAAGTTTGATTATAAGATAATGTCTATGCCACTACCTACCGATGATAAATAAATTAGGAGGGTTACTATGGCTGACGAAGTACAAGAAACTCCCTTTGGTGGAATTCTAAGAGTTATTAAACTTACTACTGGCGAAGAAATTGTTGGTTTAGTAAGTGAAGCATCTTCAGAAAAAATATTCATAAAAATGCCTGCTCTAATCGAATCATATATGATGAGAGATGCGTTAGGTGAAATGATTGAATATTGTAAATTAACAAATTATCTTTCAAATATAAGAAGTTCCGAAGTTTCAATATTTCGCCACGTTATCGTATACATTGGTAGTGCAACAGTTGAACTAGAAAAAATGTATGAAATATATCATACTGCAATGGAAACTGATCCCAAATCATTAATTACAAGTGCCCCAGAAAATACAGAATTTGGTCCAGAAGCAGGACTTCATCTATTGACAGATCTCTTTAATAATGAAGATTTTGTTAATTTTGTCAATGATTTGATAGATACGTATGAAGGTGCTGAAATTATGGTAGATGGTGACGATGACGGAGAAGAAATAGAAGAATCTGACAAGCAGGAACCCTCTGTAGAGGATTTGTTGATCGAAGAGGCTCCGAAGCAACCTAAGCCTATAAAACGATCTAAAGGCAAGCCTGGTCCAAATAAATTGTCTTATGATCCCAACCTTCCATCAGATAACCCAGAAAGTTGGTCTGATAATCCAAATGACTATATTTAACTCAATACACTGGGTGCATCGGGAGTTATTGTATAGTATGAATATTTAAAGGCACATGTTGTTTTTTGAATAGATGTATCACTTGCGTCTGATTGAAACTGTAGTCCACCAAGTGAAACTGGTACAATATTAATAAAGGTTACAGTTATTGGTGTATTACACCCATTAATAGTATATGGTGCAGAATAGATATTTAATGTTGCAGTTGTATGCCATTTATAATATTCTAAATTATTACTACTATCATCTTTAATATTAGAAATATTGCGTATCCATGAATATAGTGACTTCCAATTAGTCATATTTTCATCAACTATAAATTCTACAGATAAATCAGCAAAGGCTGCTACCATACTTGGAACTGGAATTGTTGTTCCTAACGTTGTTGGTTGCACTAAACTAGGTACAGAAATTCCTGGAAGATTTACACGTTGACATAGTAATTCAAATTGTGATGTACCTCTATTAAACAATAAAGAAAAATAACTGTTATATAGAGGATTTGTATTACCTGAACAATTTAGATTTGCCATATGAATATTTATAGATAAAAGAAAACCCTCCCAATTTCTTGGGAGGGTTTTATTGTTAACTTACAGTCTAACTTAATACTCAGGCACCGTTACCGTGTAGATTGGCGATTGCGCTCAATCTGTAGTATTGGTTCAACCCAGCAGAGAGAGTTTCTGCATCCGGAACTTTATTGGCATTAAGTACAAACGGATTGGCAACAATACCATAACGAGTCTTAAACCCGATACGTGGTTGGAAGCTAGCAGGATCAACAGCACGAACCATTTGGAGCGGAACGTATGGGCAGTAGAACAGACCTGCGTCATATGCACTTTCACCCTTGTAGCCAGCTACAAAGAAGTTAGCACCAAGTGGGGCGTACGGGTCAATGTAAACCTTGACCTTACCGTTAAGTACACCAGCAAATGTTGATTGTGTGTCATCAGCATTTAGTTGTGGTGCAATACCGGGGGAGAGACTCATAAAGCCTGACATTGCAAGAGCTGCAGCAGTATCACTGTCGCAGATGATAAAGTTACCCTTACCACGACGTGTTTCCTTGGCGATTGCATTGCATTCACGCTCGATTTGGAAACTAAGACCACGGAAACGTTCTGCAGACCAACGACCATCAGAGTCGCCAGAAAGGTTATACATACCCTTTAGACCCAAATCACCTTGTTGTGATCCTGGTTTTGCAACATAATAGATGGTACGGACTAGTTCGCGGTTAATTTCAGCAAGAATTTCAGTGCTGAGAAGATTTGCGAGTTCGGCTTCTGCATCTAGACCATGGACTGCCTTTAGATCCTGTGCCAATTCAACAGTGTAATTACTGCTCAGAGCACGTGTACGTGCTTGAACTGCAACTCTATCAATCGAGAATGACATTTGATTAAATGCTTGGTATGGTGATGTTGCATTGGCTGAACCAATACCTTCACCAAAATTGGTCAACATACCACGAAGGGCATTGAATGAGTTGATACCAGCAGCAGCATAACCTTGAGCCCATGCAGTACCACCACCACATGAACCAGCAATAATGTTACGGTCAGCATTGAGACCAGAACCAGCAGTAACACCAGCACCAGAAAGACCAGTTAAGGTATAACCAGAACCACCGTACTGTGGGAATGGCTCCTGGAAAAGAGCTTCTGTGTAGTCATTACTAGTATAATTGGTACCTTTACCATATTGTGTACGCATTGCAAAGATCAACCCAGTTGGGGCTGTCATAGGCTGAACGCCACAGATATCGTATGCCATTAGATTTGGCATAGAACGACGAACAAGACTGATAAGCACTGGATCATATCCAGAAACTGCACCAGTATTGTAACCAGTAGAGGTCGATGGACCACCAAAGTTACCAGAAGACATATCTTCTGTTAGGTGCTGGGTGCGAATGGCTTGTTCTTGGTTCTCTAAAAGAACGGCAGTAACTTTCTTACGGTAATCATCACCGATTGGAGCCAGAGCTGCGTGATTGAGCACTGGATTCCATTTCTCGGTTAAAACATCATACGGGGTATTTTCTTGAAATTGCATTTTATTAGTATCTCCTTGTTGGATAAAATTATTTAGTAATTAGTAAATTTAAAGTTTCTTATTCAATCTTCCCAATACATTTGCATAACCTTCTACAAGTGTGGTTGGAGCAGATACAGCCTGTGAGAACGACATATCCTCATCGACTGGTTTAGAGGGTGCAGAAACGCGACCACCCTGTAAATAGTTTTCTCGGATTGCAACCAACTTGTTACGATACTCGTCAGGAGTATTGAAGTTGATGTTTTCCATTAGATTTTGTAATTTGGAAACTTGTGTATCAGCCATGTTTCTGGTTTCAGAAACAAAGATTCCGGCACACTCAGTTAGAGCAACTTCCTTCTTAAGATCAATTGAGAACTTAATAGATTCGTTGAGACGGTTTTCAAGTTCTCTATTTTGTGCATATAGATCATCAAGAACATTATATTTTTCATTTGGAACATCGATGTAATGATTCTCAAAGAGATTTTTAAGACCAGAGATGAAGTTCTCAGCAATAGTGGTTTTTACACCTTGCTCAACTGCAACTGCATTCTCAGTCATCCACTCTTCGACAACGTACTCAAGATAGTCATCTACCTTTTCTACGAGCGAATTTGTTACATTCTCAAGATAACCCTTTGCACCTTCATCAAGGTCAACAAGAATCTTGGCAACTTGTGTTTCAACACGGTCAGCAACAGCAACTTCAAAGATTGCTTCGAGTTGACCTAGTGCATCCTCATTGATATTTTCTTCACCTAGGAGAGAGATAAGAGCATTGCGGAAATTCTCTTGAACTTCTTTCTTCTTCTCATCTTCATCTTCTTCTGATTCCATCTCTTCTTCCGAACCTTCAGCTTCATCAGATTCTTGAGCTACTGGAGCAGCTCCACCTTGACCAATTGAAGCAAGGTATTTTTGTGAAATCATTGCTGCTGCTGGAACTGATGGCATACCGTTGGTTGGGGTAGTGGCTGGGGGCATACCGGTAATTGGTCCGGGTAACATGGAACCTCGACCAGATGCGTCAGCATCCGACTTTCCGGTGGCATCCAATACACCCATAACTTGGTTAGCGGCTTCTGATAGATTTAGTTTTTTATTTTGTTTCATAGTGTGTTAATCCCTAAGCTTAAATTATTTATAATATTCTTATCTTCCATAATATCCAAAACCAGATGGGTGACCCATACTTGATTGCGCCCCAGAACTTTGGGCTGCTCCAATTTCTCGTGTACGTTTGAGAATTTCATTTCCACCAAGCATTTCATAACCCAATTTTAATCCCAATAAAGGATTAAGTGGATCTAATGCCCCTAAATTTTGTGAGTATTTGAACACCTTATCCCCAAGAGGACCAAGATTTTTTCCACCAGCATATTCTTTAACTTTATTCATAACATCAATATTAAAGCTATCAAGAGCTGGATTACCACTAGAAGGAATACCGGTATTAGGATTTTTACCATCATCACCATCAGGAGTTTTTTTAACTTTTTTACCAAATAATGAAGCAGCTAAAGCTAATTTAGCTGCTGCTGGTAACATTTGATCTGCATAATCAACAATACTTGCACCCTGTGCTACATTGGTAAGATAATCTAATCCACCACTTTCATCGGTCTCTTCGGGACCATCCTCACCATTAGCACCTTTCTTTAGCATCTTGCCTTTATTATTTGGTAGGTTGCTACCACCAAATAAAATAGGAGTAACTAAACTGTCATTCTTTTTTGTTCTGTCGTATGGTTTTGTCTCAAGAAATTCATCGTCCCATTTTGGTTTACTATTTCTAAAAAACTCCTCACTACCACCAGATCCAGCAGCCTTAATTGGACGTTTTTGATCCTCAGTAGGAACATTAATAACAGGTTTTGACTCTGTTGGTAAAGTTTTTTTGGGTTTAGTAGTTGATGACTTTTTTGCCTCAGATAACTGAAGTACATATTTCATGTAATCTTTGGATCCTTCAGTTATTAGATTAAAACTCATTACATACTCCTAAAGTAATTGTTAAAGAGTTTTAACATATTTTCATTTAATGCACTCTTTGAAGAATTCTTTATAATTTTACGAGCATTCTCATAATCTTTTACTGACCAGGATCCGTTTTCAAGAATCCATTCTCTACCTTCCATAATACCGTTTACAAAGGCATTAGGAGCTGATGGGTCTGCAACAATATCAACAGCAGCAAGCATAAAATCTTCTTGAACTTCTTGGTACCCATTTTTTGACTTAAGAGAACCCATACCACGAGTCGATACTCCAAGTTGAGCACCTTCTTCAATGAGATTCTTTACAATACGACCCATTGGAGTATCCATTACTTTGGCTTTTCCGTAAATGGTATTACCATCTTCGTGAAGCTCTTTTACAATATGGGAGACTCTATCAAGATTGACTGTAGGACCAGTTGGATGGTTTAATTCACCCAATGCACGACCCTTATCAACATATTCAGTAATATATCGTTTGCACTCTTTGAGTAAAGTGCTTTGAGGATATACACGACCATTGCGGTTCTTTACACCAGATTGCATAAAAATACCTTCGATGAAATAATTCTTTTCACCGTTTCCAGTATTTTCTTTAACGTACTTTATATCTTCGTTAATTTCAGTTATTAGTTTCATTTGGATTTATTTTGATTTAAAAGATTTTGAGCAACTGTTTGATAGACGCTTTCAATTTTTTTACCAGTTTTTTCATAAAGAACCTTGGCAGTGTTCTCTTTGAAAGCCACAACATTCTCATCAATCATATTCTTAATCATTTCATTTACTTGTTGATTCATTTTATTAGTACCTTTGTTTTTCCGTAAAACTCCAAATGTTGATCCAAACTATTTTTATTTTCAAAAATTGTTTCAGCCATCTTTTGTCTATTATTTGGGCTCAGTTGATTAAATAGACTTTTAATCTCTGCAATTTCTTGCTCAGTAATATTTATAACACTATCATTTTTCAATTTTAATTTTGTATTAGTTTTAGGATCATATGATTCTAAAAATTCAATAAAAAGTTTTATATTTTCAGTAAGTTCAGTTGATTTATACTTACTGTATAATAAACTTTTATTTGTTTGAAGTGTTAAAAAATTGATATTTTCATTCAATTTAAACGACAAAACATCAATCAATGACTTTTTAAACATGGGCTCATTTTTTTGAATGAGGTGTTGCATACCACTTTTTAATATCAATGATTGAAAATCTTTCACTGTTGAGTTCCCTGTTGCTGGTCTGCTGCTGCTTGTTGCTGTGCTTGAAGTGCAAGTTGTTCTTGTTGAATTCGTTGACGATCAACTTCCATTTCTCCATCCATCTTGCGCATTTCTTCTTCGGTTTGTTTCAAAATATTTCTACGAACATACTCTGAAGAAAAATATTTTCCAACATATGCATCAACAAACTGAACCATCTTTAATCGTTCTGCAAGAATTTCTGATTCTTTTAGGTCCCAGAAATAATTATCTGTATTGAAGACAATATTAATATCTGGACGTAATTCTTTCCAATCATCTTCCGTCATGATTCCTTTAAGAATCATTTGAACACGTAATAAATCTAAAAATAGTTTGCTAAACTGATGACGAATACGTTCAATGAACTTATAGAACTTTACTTCTTCTCTTGTAATTTCTACAGATCGTCCCATATTAAATCCAGTTTGATCAGATGCCAAACGACTTAATGGAACATTTAAAGATGCATAAAGTTTCTTCTTAAAGTAATCTACGTCTTCAATTTGTGACATAGCATTACCACCCGGAAGTGTGGTAATTTGAGTTCCGTTTGAACCTTCACGACGTGGAATCCAATAGTCTTCAAGAACAGATAGATGATTACGCTCATCTCGTACTTCACCTGTTGCTTGGTTATATGTGAGTCGTGTTCTAAAGCGACTCATCATATCACGAACATATTGTTCTGCTTTTTGTTTTGGTAATTGACCAACGTCTACATAAAACACTCGACGTTCTGGTGCACGAGCCACTCTATAAACTAAAAGAGCATCTTCTAGTTGACGTAACATATTTAATGGACGAATTGTTTTATGGAGATATCCAAGAACTCGTTTGGTA